GACGACGACGTGCGACTCGTCACTGTGTCCGACCCCGACACCGGGAAGCGGATCAAGCGGGCGAAGCTGTGCGGCGAACACCGCGAAATGTTCGCCTCCGACGGCTACGACGTCGACTAATTTTTTACACACGAGGATCGAAAGTATGACCGAATGCAAGCTGAAAAAACTGCCGGGCGTCGAGCACTGGGACGTGCACGACGACGGCGAGTGGATCGGAACGGTCGAGCACACGGGACACAAGCACTGGACGCCGAAAAATATCGACGGCGTTTGCTGCGCGAGTTTCATGTGCCGAAGCAAACGCGAGGCCGTTCTACACTTACGACTCCACGCACGATCACAGGCGAAAACCGCCTAACATTCACCGACCCAAAGCGAGAGCCCGGCAAAAGTCGGGCGCTCCGACCCTCCCCTCGCGACGTCCGTCGCACTCCTCCCCAAACCCCTCCCGTGTTATCCTCCGCCGGCCGGTCGAAGTCGACCGCGTAACTTTTAGAGCAAGGGGGATCCCATAATGTCACAAGCTACACGCGCGCTCGTCGAGCGCTTGAAAAAGGAAACGAGTCACCTACCCGGCAACGCGCCGATGCACAATATCGCGCTGATCACGATCTGCTCAATTCTCGACGAGCTGGTCGAGCCGGTCGAGGAGGTAGAGGAGGCGCCCGTCAGCGAGCCCGAGCCGGCTCCGGAACCCGAGCCGGCGGCAGAGGCCCCGGCCGACGAGAGCGCCGGCGAGGAGGCCGCACAGGACGACGGCAGCGGTCCCATGACGACCGGCAACGCGCCGACTTGAGATGACGACGTCCGCTGCCGAGCTGTGGGTCTCTGACCGAGCCGAGGAGCTGCGGGAGGAGCACCCCGAGATCGGGGCGGACGAAGCGGAGGAGCGCGCCCGGCGCGAGTCATGGGCCGGGCGCTGTCCTTACCGCGTACCCGAGGCTGAGCTGCAGCTCGAATCGATCGAGGAGTGGCTCGCGAGGATCACGTAATGGAACGACAACGCAACACGATCGCCGAGCCCGGCAAGATCGGAACGGCGGAATGGCTCCGGCGCGAGGAGGAGAGACAGCGCCGGCGCGACGAGCAGGGAGAGCACGCCGATCGACAGGACGTCGACAAACCCGCGAACCCGACCGGGATTCGCACAAAGTAGGAGGCGCACACTTTGGAGAAAATTACACAAGGCTGGCACGACGCGATCAAGTGGATCGACGGACACCCGAAAATCACACTGATCGGGATCTGTGTTCTCGCGGGGCTCGGCGTGGCGGGCTGGATTGCGTGAGAACGACGCTAGAGGTCGGGGCGCACGTGCCGGCGATGCTGATCGGGGGCGACCTCGACGGCGTGTTCGTGCAAGTGCGCCTCGGTCTGAACGGTCTCCCACGTTTTCTCGTGTTCCCGAAAATGCAGCTCGAACCGCTGAAATGGATCGAGAACGTCCTCGATCAGTACGACGTCGCACTGCGGCAGCGCGAATTCATCGAGGATCGGTATCGACTCTACGACGACGTGCCGTGTAAGTACCTACACGAGAGCGAATGGAAAGACGACGGCGACGACGACGACGGACCGAACGAGAACGCGCCGACGCCGGCTCCGGGGATCCTCGCGTGCTGAACATGCTCAAACGCGCGATCGATCCGTACATGATCCGCGCGTACCCGAACGTCCCGGACTTCGCGGCGACTCCGGCGCCGTCGCGCACGCTCGCCGTGCACATGACACGGATCGACCTCGTGCGCGATCACAACACACGCGCAGTTCAGTTACAGGGGCGCGCGCTCTATTCGGTTCTGTTCGGCGTCGGTCTGCTGTTTCTCGTGTCAATTCTGGTCGAGGTTACTTGACGAACGCCGCCACGGCCGAGAACAGAATCACGCCGGCGACGAGCCCGACGCCGGCGAACCCGAGGAGAATATAGAACAGCCAGCGCGGCAGGACGATCGCGCGCGGCGGGATCTTGCGTTTCGGGATCTGGATCTCGCGTCCCGTGTCGCCGCTGATCAGCTCGTAGTCGACCGCCGGTTCGCTTTCTTGATAAGTGTCTGATCTCTGAGTCATTTCGATCGCCTCCGATTCGTGTGTGGTCGCAGGATTATCGGTCGACCTCGGCGGAAATGACAGGCTAACGCGGGTCGTGTTCGCGGTACTGTGATCCGGGTCGACAAAAGTAGACCCACAATTCCTAAAATGGCGGCTTGCAAATAACGAAACTCCTCGTAGACTCGCGCGGAATCTGGTGATCGCTTGAGCCTTGGGGGGCAACGCGTGACGACCTCCTCGAATTTCTCGATGTCCGACTGGCTTTCGGGCGGCGGGGAGCCAAGTCTAAAACGATTCGTCCTGACCGAATCATACTCGCGGATCTCGTGGGTTTACGCTTCCGTCAATGTTATCGCCGAGACCATCGGCGGCACTCCGATCCAATTCCTACGCGGCGACATTAACGAGCAGCAGCTCGAAATAATTGTCGACCCCGATGATCCCGTAAACGTCCTTTTCAATCCGCCGAAAAAGCCGGAGATCCCGAGCCTGCGCGATCTCACGTTCCGGACGTTCGTGCACTTGGGGATCGAGGGCGGGCTGTTCTGGATATTCGGCGACAAGTCGGAGGACGGGCAACCGACGTCGATCAGCACGAAATCGATCGGACAGCTCAAGCCGGTACACAACGACGCCGGCGAGCTGCTCGGCTGGGTCGAGATCGATCGACGCACGATGCAGCCGAAGCAAGCGTTCAACGTCGACGAGGTCCTCGCGTTTTTCTATTACAACCCGCGCAACCCCGACGCACCGCTATCGCCGCTCTCCGCCGCGCGCCTCTCGCTGGAGGCCGAGTTCTACATGAACGGCTGGAATGCCGCATTCTTTAAGCAAGGGTTACGTTCCCCGCTCGCGATTACGACAAAGGCGAAGCTGACCGCGACGCAGGAAAAAGAATGGAACAAAAAGATCAAGTCGTTCTACGGCGGGATCGACGACGCACACACGGCGCTCCTAATGTCGGGCGGCGCCGACGTGAAAGAACTCGCGCTGTCGACAAAGGATCTCGATTTTGTAAACGGTAAGAAACTGAACCGCGAGGAGATCACGGCCGTCTATGGCGTGCCGCCGGCGCTCGTCGGGATCTTTGAGTTCGCGAACTATGCGAACAGCGAGCAGCAGCGCAAAATTTTCTGGCAGAACACGATCGTCCCTCGCATACACATGACCGAGGAGCTGATTCAGGTCAACATCCTCGACACGCTTTTCCCCGGGACGATCATCCGGTTCGACCTCTCCGACATTGACGCGCTGCAAGCCGACCCGGTCGAGATCGCGAGCGCTGCGAAAACGTATTTCGACATGGGCTACAACCGGCTAGAGATCGCGAACATCCTCGACACGCCGGAACTCGCCGAGACCATCGAGCCCGAGGGCGACGAGGACGAGCCGCCTCCCGAGGAGACCCCCGAGGACGAGGACGATCCGAACGCACCGCCTCCCGAGGAGACCCCCGAGGGCGACGACGACGCACCCGTGTCGATCACGCCGGAGACCGTCGGCGTCGAGGGCTGGGAGATCAAGCAGGCGAACCCGGCACAGTGGGAGCGCTATGGCGAGTCCCACGTCGCAATGATGCGGAACGAGGAGACGAAACTCGACAAGGTCGTCCGAAACTGGTTCTCGAATGTGTCCGACGCCTACGCGAAACAGATCCGGCGCAGTGGCGGGCGCGAGGCGATGCTCGATCCGGGTCTGTGGGATGACCTCTACAGGGGCACGGTCAACATTCAGGTCGAGCGGCTCTACGACCTCGGCGGACAGATCGCGGCGGTCGAGATTCAGAACGGCGCCGGCGGTCCGCCGCTGCCGAGTTTCCGAGCTGCGAAAGCCGTGAACCTCGCCGACTACCTCGACGGCGACGAGCTGCTCGCGTTTCGAGACAGCGCGACCGAGTTCGTGAACAAGATCAGACTACTCGGCGGCTCCGAGGTCGCGCTGATTAACGGCGCGATCCCGCAGCTAATCGAGGAGGGCGGATCGATCGCCGAGATTCAGGCGCGGATCCGCGAGCTGATCATGGAGGAGCGCTACCTCGGACAGGCGACAACGATTGCGCGAACGACCGCGAACGCGGCATATAACAACGCACGCGCGACGTTTTTCAGTTTGAAAAATGTCTCTCGTCACAAGTGGATCAACGCCGGCGACTCGAACGTCCGCAACTCACACGATCAAGAAGGCGGGAACGAGGTCGCGACCGGGCAGCAGTTCCCGATCACGCTGCTGCTCTACCCGCACGATCCGTCCGGTTCTGCGGCCGAGGTAATCAACTGCCGCTGCACGACGATCGCTACCGCAAGGGGCGACCGAGAACAACCGACGCAAGTCAGAACGCAACCGGACTCGGCAAGCGCGAGAGCGCAGGCGCAGCAGTCGATCCTGTCCGCGTATACAAGCGTCTGGAAAACTGTTCAGGGTCAGTCGCGCGCAGTCCGACAGCCGCAGATCAACTCACGCGGGCTGGCGACGACGCACTCGTCGCGCACCGTACCGACCGAACGGCTGGAGAAACTCGCCGACGATCTACTGCTCGACGACAGTTTCACGCAGATCGGAAAGGCGTTCGAGAGTGGCGGCGAGCTGCCGGTATTCGCAGACATTGTCGAACGCATCTCCTCGCCGCGCGCGTTCGCGACCGACCGGCTCGTCAAGCTAACGGCCGAAGGGAAGGAACGCCTCGCGGCGATCCTCGTCGGGCATCTCCCGAATCGAATCCGCGCGCAACTCCCCAAGGTCAAGATCCAGATCAAAGGCGGCGGCTCGAATCGCGCGGACTACATTCCGAGCACGCAAACGATCCGCATGTCGAAGGACGAACTCGTCGACCTGACCGAGTTTATGAACAACCCCGTCGCGAAAATGGAATCGGGCGAACTCTCCGCGCCGCGTGTACTGCGCGCGCTGCAGACTTTGCAGCACGAATACGGGCATCACGTCGACTACTCGGCGCCCGAGGTTCGCGAGTTCTCGCGCCGGTTTTTCCGATCCCGCACCGTCGAGCAGGGCGAAGTGATTTCGTTCAATCGCAACCTGGGCAAGCGGCGCGTCGCGAAGGAATCGGTCTACGAGGATCGCGCGTGGGACACCTATCAGCTCAAGGTCTACGCCGACGAGCTGCCGCCGGGGATCGGCACGTCGTCGCCACAAGCGGCAACGGTCGCCGAGGGGCTGGAGGTCTTTCCGATGTTCAATCAAGCGATCGGGCTACTGCCGACGAACCCGGAACTCGCGGCACTGCTGCGAAACAACATCGAGAAAGTTCGCACTGCATACGGCGTCGAGGTAGCTCGGCCGCTGATTCTCGATCAGGCAGGGTTCAAGGAAGCGCTGCAGTTTCTCTACGGGGATTTTTAATGGCGCTCGGAACCATTCGCTACAAGTGGGGCGACAGCGTCGCGGAGGTCGTGCCGGACGTGTCGAAAGTGCTCGGCGTGCGTTTCAAATGGCAGGGCAAAACGCCGGCGACGTTCACGCGCGCGCGCCTGCAGGAGACCGAGCCCACGTTCCGAGACACGACGCGCCCGCGATTGTCGAGCGAGCGCGTCACCTACAAGCGCGAAATAAGCGAAGCCGACGCCGGCGACGCATGGTGGATCGCGGACGTGCTCTCGCTGTTCAACGTCGAAGCACGATCGCGCGGGATTATCACGAGGACATCGTCGCCGGACTTCTCGTTCCGGACGACTCCGCCGGACTACTCGCAGCCGGAGTTAGTCGCTCCGCTGCGCACGGCAGAACTTTAGATCACGTATCGAATTGAGCCGGAGGGCGAGACATGAAACCGAAACATTTTCTAGAGCTGTCGGGGGCGAACCTAGACGAACTCCCGCCTCTGCTGCAGAGCATCCGAACCGAGGTCGAGGCGAGCCTGAAAGCCGAGGGCGACGACGCACCGAAAGCGAAAGTCTATTTCGCGATCGCCTCGACGGCCGCGCTCGATCGCGACGACGAGGTCCTGATTCCGAAGGGCGTCGACACGCGTGATTTTGAGAAAAATCCGGTCATGCTGCACATTCACAACTATCGGCAAGTGCCGGCGGGTCGTGTGCACAAACTGGACGTGAGCGCCGAGGCGGTCGGAATGTCGTACTCGTTCGCCGAGGGCACAGCCGCAGGCGACGAATTAAAGCATCTCTACGACAACGACTACATGAGAGCGTTCTCGGTCGGGTTCATCCCGCGCGGGATCGTGCGTGTCGACGACCAGACGCCGAACAAGATCGACGTCGACCTGCGAATGATCGGACTGTACGACTGCCGGAAAACCGGCGAGCTGCGCGCAGTCTCGAAAGCGGGTTTCTTTTCCGACGCGGCCGAGTGCCGTGCACCCGACAGCTCGGGCGAGATGGTCGAGCTAAAGGACGGCGACATTTACAACGTCATCGAGTCGATCACAACCGGGAAGGACGGCGAGGAGACGACCGAGGACAACGATCACAAGTTCTCGATTGACCTCACGAAGTACGAGCGCCGGCCCCGCGCGATCATCGCAAAGTGGGAACTGCTCGAAATCTCACCCGTACCGATCGGCTCGAATCCCGAGGCGCTGCTGCAGCGCTGCGTCGGCGGTTTCCTGCGCAAGTATCAGGACGACCCGGCGAAACTGGCGCTCGCGAAATCGGCGGTCTCCGAGAGGATGGTCGGCTGGATCGAGAAACTCGAACAGCTCAAGGTCGAAGCCGAGGAGCTGGATCTGCGGAACGCGGTCCCAGCTCACACGACCCCGATCGAGAACGAGGCCGAGTGGAACGTCGAGATCGCACGCGCACAGCTCGCGCGCTGGGCGAGCGAGGACGGCTCCGGCAATAAGGAACTAATCGACTGGGGCAAATTCTCGCAGGGGTTCGCGTGGTTCGATGGTGCGAACACAAACTCGTTCAGCGGCTACAAGCTGCAGCACCACGAGATCAGCGAGGAGAAAGGTCTCGTCGCTAACTTCGCCGGCGTGCGGTCGGCTATGGCGAGCCTGCTCGCGCAGACGGTCAACGTCGAGGGCGACGACCTCGCGGTTTACGAGCATCTCGCGCGGCACTACCGCGACAACGGGCAAGAAGTCCCGCCGTTCGAGCGCGACTACTCCGACGACGAGCTGAAAGCGGTCGAGGACGGGACGTTCGAGCTGGAGGACGAGAAGGGTCCGGTCTCGACGCACACGACCCCGATCGATAACGACGCGCCGTGGGTCGGCCCGACAGCTCGTGCACAGCTCCGACGCTGGGCGAGTTCGGACGACTCGGGAAATCCCGACACGATCGACTATGCGCGGTTTCAGCGGGGGTTCGCGTGGTTCGACGGAGAGAACCGGGAGACGGTCGGCGCCTACAAGCTGCCGCACCATGTCGTCCGCGAC